AGGCTTTACGACAAAGGCCAGTCGCGGATCAAGAAGGCTGCCAAGAAAGGCAACCGATCTGCAACCGTTAAGCCTGGAAGCAGGCAAGGCCAAGTGAAACCTCGTTCAAGGAAACTAAAAAGCGCTCGTCAACGTCTTGCAAATAGCGGTCGGTTGGAAGATGCAGCCGGCTTATTAGAATCTCTTTTATAGGTAATTAAACATGGCAATCGTTACAAACACTTTTACAAAATACAGCGCGGTGGGTATTCGCGAAGATCTGGCGAATGTGATTTTCAACATCTCTCCCCAGACCACTCCTTTCATTTCTAACATGACCAAAAAGAAGACTGTTAAGAACACCTTCTTTGAATGGCAGACGGACTCATTGGCCGCAGCCGCAGCTAACCACCACATCGATGGCGATGACCTGGCCAGCTTTACGGCAGTAACGCCTACGGTTCGTTTGGGCAACTACACGCAGATCTCTCGCAAAGACTTTGTCATTGCAGATAACTTGTCTGGCGCAATCGATGAAGCTGGTCGCCGGTCAGAAGTAGCTTACCAACTCGCTAAGAAAGGCGATGAGCTCAAGCGAGACATGGAGCACAACTTGTGCGGATTAAGCCATGCTGCTGTCGGCGGAAGCGCTTCTGTAGCTAGAAAGACTGCACCTTTAACTTCTTGGTTAACTTCAAACACTAGCAATGGCTCAAACGGTGCAGATCCGACTTTGTCAGGCGGTGTTGTTAATGCTGCGCCAACCGATGGCACGCAGCGCGCGATGACTGAAGCCATGCTGAAGTCTGTTGTTCAATCAATGTATTCCAATGGAGGTGATCCTAAATTTCTAATGGTCGGTCCTCACGTTAAGACTGTTGTATCAGGCTTTGCCGGTATTGCAGCTCAACGTTACCAGGCACCTGACGGCCCTACCACGATCATTGGTGCGGCTGACGTTTATGTGAGCGATTTCGGATCCATCTCTGTTGTCCCGAACAGATTCAGCCGAGCGCGAGATGCTTATGTAATCGATCCCGACATGGTTGAGATGGCAACGCTTCGTCCGATTCAAAGCGAAGAACTTGCTAAGACGGGTGATGCTCAAAAGCACATGTTGCTAAGTGAGTACGGTCTGCAAGTCAACAACGAAGCCGGTTTGGGCGTTGTAAGAGACCTCAGCACGTCATAAGGAATGACCTATGGAAGATATCCGCAACCTATCGTTTGACGCTGATGCTCAGATAAAAACTGATTTTATTTATGAGCAAGGCGACAGCTTAAAAGATGACAAGATCGTTATTGCAACCCAGCAAGACGTGACTGCAATCATTGAAGCAAACAAGCGGGCGGCTAACGCCGTGGACAAGCACCAGCGATATGGTGAATGGTCCAAGGTTGCGAGTATCCCCATGGCCGTCTATCACGACTTGAAACAGCAGGGCATCGTCGATGACCCTGCTCGTTTTAAACGTTGGCTTAATGACAGCGACAACAAATTCTTTCGAACTCGGGGAGGCACTGTCTAGTGGCCTTAACCACCTATGCTGAATTAAAAGCCAGCATTGCTGACTGGTTAAATCGCGACGATCTGACCGCAGCGATTCCTGATTTTATAAGCCTGGCGGAAGCAGAGTTTCAACGCGACATCCGTCATCGCTACATGATCGTCCGCAGTCGCGCGACGATTGATTCAAGATTTAGCGCAACGCCTGCCGACTGGATGCAAAGCGTGCAATTAATTTTAGAAACCGATCCAGTTGAACCGTTGGAGTACGTCACCAACGAATACATGAACAAGCTGCGCAGCTCATCGAGCGCAACTGGCAAGCCACGCTTTTATACGCACGTCGGCACTGAGATCGAAGTGTACCCGGCTCCCGATGATACGAGCACTGGCTACACCGCAGAACTCGTTTACTACGGCAAGGTGCCTGTTTTAAGCGACAGCAATACCAGCAACTGGCTTTTGTCTTTATCGCCTGACATCTACTTATATGGTGCCCTGTTGCAGTCAGCGCCTTATCTCAGAGATGACGAGCGCATTGGTGTATGGGGAAGCATCTATCAGAAAAAAGTAGAAGACATGCACGTCAGTGATCAACGAACACGCGGGCAAACGTCCGTCCAAATGCGCACGCGCGCACTGCAATAGGATCGGAAAATGGCATTTACAGATTACCTAGAAAACAAACTGCTGGCGCACACCTTTAGCAACACTGCGTACACGTCACCTTCGACTGTGTACGTTGCGCTTTACACAGTAGCACCTACTGACTCGACCACTGGTACAGAGGTCACAGGCGGAGCTTACGCTCGACAATCGGCAAGTTTTACAACGACCGCCAGCGCGACGACTAACGCAAGCGCTATCGAATACCCAACAGCGACTGCGGGCTACGGCACTGTTGTTGCGGTTGCAGTTTTAGACGCTAGCAGCGGCGGCAACATGCTTGCCTTTGCCAGTTTAGATACAAGCAAAACAATTGCGACCGGCGACGTGTTTCGGATTCCTGCTGGCGACCTGGATATTACGCTTAACTAATGAGTGAACCGACTGGATTTGGATATGGCACTTGGGGCTCGGGAAGATGGGGACAATGGTCCTACCTTGATGGATCGGCAACCGCCGCTGCATCGTCGTCTTTCTCATCGATCGCCGTTCGAATCCAACAAGGGTCAGCAACCGCAGCAGCGAACTCGACCTTTACCTCAGCCGGGCAACGAATACAGCAAGGCGCCGCAACCGCATCGGCAAGCAGCTCGTTTTCAGCTAGCGCGGGGCGTATTCAAAGCGGTGCGGCGACGATTGCAGCAAGCAGTGGATGTACTGCTGTGGGACTACGAGTACGCGCAGCGTCCGCTAGTGTTTCGGCTCAATCACGCAGCCAGGCGTCTGGGCTCATCGTTGCGGTCGGATCTGCAACTATTGCAGCAGCGTCTGCGTTCACCGCTAACGCGGGAAAAGTTTTTTACGGCAGTGCGACTATCGAAGCTGTCGCTAGCGTTAGCGCTAATGGCCGCAGGAAGTGGCGCCCGGAAGGCAACGCAACAACTTCATGGACTGATCAATCGTTTGCGGATGTATTTTGGACAAGCGAATCAGACGCAACAACTTCGTGGACCGATCAATCGTCTGCGAGCGATACCTGGACAAATCAAACAAACGCTTCAACGACTTGGCAAGAAGCTGCGTAAGGACTAAAAAATGGCATCAACCTATACCAATGATCTGCGTTTAGAACTCATCGCTACCGGCGAGGCTGCCGCGACTTGGGGCGACAAAACAAACGTTAACCTAACCAACATTGCAGCAGCGTTTGGCTACGCTACTCAAGATGGTTTTGCAGCTAACGCAGACTCGACTACCACTGTCGCCGATGGTGCTGCCGACCCTGCGCGGGCTATGTATTTTAAAGTCACATCGTCAGCCACGTTGACCGCGACTCGGACGCTTACTATTGCGCCGAACACGATTAGTCGAGTGATGTGGATCGAGAACGCAACCACTGGCGGACAATCGATTCAGATCAGCCAGGGCACTGGCGCAAACGTCACAATCGCATCGGGAAAGACAGCAGTCGTTTATTTGGATGGAGCGGGGTCTGGTGCCGCAGTGGTTGATGCAATGGCCGGTGTTAGTTCAGGCGCGTCAGATACGCTTGCTGAGATTCTTGCTTCGGGTAACGCGACTGGCGGTACTGACATAGCAGTTGGCACTGGCGACGACATTACCTTTGCGGACTCTTCCAAGGCCATCTTCGGTGCTGGCTCTGACCTCCAGATTTATCATGATGCTTCCGATAGCATTATTCTTGATAACGGCACTGGAAACCTAAAGATACAAGCAGACGACCTTGTACTTAAAAATGCTGACGGTTCAAAAGAGTATTTAAAAGGCACTAATGGTGGCTCAGTCAGAATCCGTTACAACAACACTACTGTTTTAGAAACAACCGCCACAGGCTGCGACGTTACAGGGACTGTGACTGCTGATGGTTTGACTGTTGATGGTGGTAATACTATTCGTCTCAACCCATCCTCTGGAGATGATTTTTTAACCATTTCTCAAGGCACTGCTGATGCAAACATAGCGGCTGATTCTACGGCC